GCACCATGATCTAAACATACTTATTCGTACATCGTGTTATTTTTTTAATACTCTTCTTCATGCCAAATTGAGGTCCTGCATGATACGTCTCTAAACTCTTCTTCACTATTCGACAATTCTTTTTTAAGAACTAAAAGTTCATATACGGTTTTAACCTTTACATCTTCGATGTATGTATCTGCCCGTGTTTCACTGTATGACTTGTGATCCATTAAAATATCTTTAATCTGACGGAGAATGTAGTTCTTGGACTTCATTATTTTATAGAAAATGTTTTTCTATTGAGAGAAGTGATGCATGCGTAAAACTCTGGGTTCTCGACCACATTATGTATGATTCGTTCCCATCGTCTTCGAGAATTAAATTCTGGTAACGTATCGAAACTCATGAAATCATTTTCATCGTATGTACGTTTCACATGAATTTTTTTCGTATACATTTTGTATTTCTCATCGTTAAACCTTCTCACAAGTTCGTGCTGTTCATTACTCGAATAATTTACGAAAAATATAAACACCGTGTACTCGAGTTCTATAGTAGGACTTTCTTTTACGTTAAATGTAAAACTCGTATACTCCCCATTTTTAAGTGAAACAACACCACGTGTTTCTTCTTCCAACTCCCTCAACGCTGTGCGTATAGGTGTAAATATTTCCCTTCTTCTACACCCCCCTGTCACAAAAATCCACTCTTTAAAACGTTTATCTCGCACGGTAAGAAACCGTGGAGTATCACCAACGAAAGTCACTGGTATTGCTATGGCTTTATGTTTTTTCATTGCTCATTAGCTTCTATAATCCCCTGATAAGTTTATTCCGAAGAAATGTTCACGGGAGATTTACCTCGTGTAGTGCGTTTGGGTTTGGGAGGCTCTTGTACAACAACGGGCTCGGGTTCAGGTTCAGGCTCAGGCTCGGGTTCAGGCATTTCTTCTGTTACAGGTGCATATACCATCTGAGGCATTTGGACATCGTGCGCCTCTTCCTGAACCCGGTCCAGAAAAGTCTTGATTTTGGTGATGTCGTCTTTCGACTGACGCAATTCGTTATACATGTAAAGAGACGCCGCGACGCAAACGACGACTGCAGCCAAAATAGCAGTTTCGCGATCAAAAGAAAACATTGTGGTTTACTTACACGTTTTGTTTTTAAGTAGATACAATTACACCCATTTTAGATCTTTCACCTTCTGGGCACTGATACCCTGGTTGTGCAAATTGTATTTCCTGGTAGTGACCATCCTTACATTCTGCGTTCTGAATGGGAATATATTTATTGAGCGTTCCGGATTTAGGATCGTAGGTGATCATAAAAACGAAAAAGAGGAGAAAGAGAAGCCCCCACATTTGTTATTATAAGGGATTTAATTAGAGTACATAAGACCAGCCATACCATTTTCAATGCGGAGGATGTTGTAGTTAACACCGTACATGTCAGTGTTGAACGAACCAGCATCAGTTACGAGACGAGCCGAGTCAACACGACTGAAGTTGAGTGTACCAGTGGGCTGGAGCTTGCATGTGTCAAGGCAGAACGGGTACATGAAATGGTTCGCGGCACTGCTATCCATGGTCGTGAACGATGTGTGGTAATACAGTGAGGCGGATGTGTAGTGAGGCTGCGCCTTCTTCGCATCGCCAACATCCGTGCCGTTGATCTGGAGCTTGACGCTGCCACTGGCTACGCCTACACCACCTGACTTGTACGTCGCGATGAACTTGATAGGGTGGTTGTAGTTAAGCTCTTGCATCAAACCACCAGAAGCGATCGACTGCTGTGTCTGTGTGATCAGCATGTTCTGGGGGGCCGACGAAAGCGCTGTGCGCTCATCGGTATCCAGGTAAAGAAACTGTGCGTGTACCTCGTAATCGGTCACGGGGAGTGTACCCCACGAAATACGGATCTCGACATCGTGGTACTGAAGCGCCACGAGAGGAAGCGCCGACTGAGCATTCTCACAGAACGAGAAGCGCAGGGGGTAGAACCCAGCATCATCAGCCGTGGCGGCCGAGAGAGACTTGGAATACGACTGACAAAGTGTCACGGGAGCAATTTACTGAGAGAACTCAGACGTTTGTGTGTCGATGACCTGACCACCGATC